CAATGTTGTGGCTGCTCATGCCGCCCGCCGTTTTTGGCAGCACCCAGGCGCTGGGGCTTAGGTGGCCGTTGGGCGTGGCAGCAATGGCAAAGTAACTGCTGTAAGCCCCGCGCTGCATGCCGTGCGTGTTGAAAGCACTGCGCAGAATGGCGTGCCTGCCGTTGAGAAACCTCCCCGGCGATTTATGCAGTACTGAGCGGTTACCGAGCAGAGCCATCAGGCATTCCAGCCAAACTCTAAGTGCCCCGACAACGGGCTGGCCACGGGCGTGGCAGCACCGGCCAGCATGAGCCATGCCAAGCAAGCGCCGTCATACACACGCGGCATGCTGGCAAACTGGTTGACCAGATCACGCTCTGCCGTGACACCCAGCGTGGTGATGGGCAGGGTAAGCAGCGGCCTGCATAGCACCAGATTAAGCACCCCCGACAAGTACGATGTGCTGATGGTGGCAGTTTGTACCGAGCGCACGCCTGCGTCACCATTAGCCAGCGGCATAAAGGGGCCAAACTTGCCGTTACCCGTGCCGCTGTAGACGATGCTGGTCACTGCCGCCGCACTGTTGCCAATGGGAAGCGTGGTTGGTGTGGCTTTACCCGCAGTGCCTTCTGAGTTGGTGTAGCCGATGCTCAGGTTGGGTGTGGCTGCACCCATGACGGTGGTGGGTGTCAAGAAAGCCTGCACGCCTGCGCCTGTGCTGTAGCGGGGTAGCTGCGCGGTAATGGTGTGGGTGCCGGTGCCGTCTGTGGTGAAGTCAATGGCCACATTGTTTTCGGCGTTTTGGTAGGTGCTGGCCAGCTTGGATGTGATGGCAGACTGCCGAATGGTCCAGTAGTCAGTAGCCAAGGCCAAGCCCGCAGGCAGCGTGCCGGTGGTGGTAAGGCGCACTTTGGTCAGGCTGCCAATGTCATACCCGGTGGTGGTAATGATGTCGGTGGCGTTGGCCGCAGTAAATGCCACGCTGTTGATTAGCGTTTGCGCGGTGGTGGTGGTCACGCTGGTAATGGGGTAGTAACCCAACAAGTCAACCAGCATCAGCACACATGGCGCGGTGGTGGCCGCAGCGGTTTGGGCGGCTGCACTGAGCAGCACTTTGTAGCCGTCGCCATTGGCCCCCACATGCCCGCCGTTAGGTATGGCTGCACCGCCTACCGTATCCATGCCAAGCGTTTGGAAGCTCAGGTTAGTGCCCGTGCCCATAACCGTATCTGCCGGTGGGTTGCCGCCGCCACGAAACAGGCTGTACCAAAGGCCAGCGGTGTGGGCTGTGGTGGCGAAGGTGCTTTTTTGCCAATCAGCACGGTAACCGCGCCCGCCGTTGGTGAGCGCGTCGATTAAATCATCTTGTGATGTAAAGCCGGTCATGGTAAGTCCTAGGTGTAGGTTGTTTCAAGCACGCCATGAATTGGCACGCCTGCCAGCGTGGCCGTGGGGCACACCAGCAAATTCAGGTAAGCATCGTCAAAGATTTCTGGCATGGCAGCCATGTCGGTGTAAAAGTCCACCTCGGTGGCGGCATCCGCACCAAACAAGCTGAATGTGGCCAAAGGCTTGACCAACACCAGGGCGAACAGGCCCACGTCTCCAATGCCGCCAATAGTGACCGACTGCACCGACTGCACGCCCTGGTCACCACCCTGCAATGGCAAGAACGGACCATTGTTTTCATAGGTGCTGGTGCCACCTGCAAAGCTGTGCAATACGGTGCCATTGACAAGCTGCGTGGTCATGGTGACAAGGCTGGTTACCCGGTTTGGCACGCCGTCTGAGTTGGTGTACTTCACAGTAAAAGGCTGGCCACCCGTGTGCCCTGCCACCACCACGGGCATGAGCTGCACACCTTTGCCGTCTGCATACCTGGGCAGGCTGGCGGTGTTGTCCATAGGCTGCTCGTCTAGCACCGATTCATCTACAAAGCCGTAAAAGCCAAGGTAGTCCAACAGCTTGCCAGCCATGGGGCTGGCGGTGGTGGTAAGCGCCATGAGCTTGCGCAGGTATTTCTTTTGGCCCAGCGCGTTGACGTTGCCACCGTGGCGAAACCCGCCGTCTGTGCTTTGGCGCATGGGCACAAAAACATTGGGCGAGCCGATGTAGTAGTTGGGCGCTGGGTTGCCGGGCGACATGCTCAGGTCAAACCAAATACCCGAGGCCGTGGTTTGCGTGGCCTGCTTACGCCAGCTTGCGTACAGGTACTTGCCCGCCTCTTGCGCGTCTGACAATTGGCGAAGATTGCGAAACCCGGCCACAGCTCACACCTAGTCGGCGCTGATTGATAACGCACCGCCAGCAAATTGGGGCTGGATGCCAGCAGAGATATTAAGCGTGGCAGACAAAGCGCCGGTAATCATCATGTTGACCGCGCCGCTGGCAGTGTCTACCACCGCAAAGTGCGTTGCAGCCGTGGTGCCTGCTGTGCACGCGCCGAACTGGATCAGGTTGGTGTTGGTGTAGGGGCTGGCGGTGCCGGTCCAGCTTGATGCCTTGGTAAGTGCTACGCGGGCATATCCCGTGTAATTGGCCTCGGCAGCAAGGGATGCGGCCTCGCCAGGGTCGGCACTGAACAGGGCCAGGTATTGCGTGGCCCCGGCGCGGTAGCTGGGGTCTGTGCCGCGCAGGAATACGTCAAGGGCGGCGGCTTCGGTGGTGTTGCTGAGTGACATGGGTGGCTCCTAAATTTGTGTCGGCATGGTTTATTGCAAAACCAAAGTCTTCCAATCGCGGGCGGTCAGCCCACGGTGCAGAGGGGATTAGGTTTTACTTTTGGTACGCATACCCAAACAGGTCAGCATGCCATTGGCCCCAAGTCTTTGGAACGCAAACGCCTGCTGTTCTCTGTGCATCAATCCATCCCATAAGGTCTGACATCTTGTCGTAGCTCCATGTTGGTGGGCTTGCTGCATCTGCCGCTGCAAAGTCATGTGCGTTCACATGGGCCACACCGTAGTTTTCTGTGGTGCAAGCGGTTGTAATAGCTGTCTTTGCTTGGGCAAGACTTAGCCCAGTAGTCAAAGCACATGCATTGCAAAGTTGATAAATTCGCTTTTCATTTCCCGTTGACATTAACGAATCGTGCATTGAAAGCGGTGAAGTAGCTCCCATCCTTGCTGATAAGAATCCTGCGCCTTTAAGCAGGACCTGTGCTGAGTTGCTATAAAGACTCTGCACCCACGGATGATGAAATGGCCCATGCCCTTTAATGCCAAGAGCTTGCAGATACGAACGTGTTTGCATTTGTTCTGTTATGTATGCCTGCTCTGTACTTGTGGTTATGTTGTGGTTGTTATAGCCATGTGTGACAAACTCAAACAAGTCGCTCGGGTCAGCTTGCAACTCTTGAATTTGTGATGTCGTCATATATCCAGCAGTACCAACCAAAGCACTATCAATTCCAAAACTTACTGGCATTTTGTAGTACCTTGCCAACGGAGCGATAAATGAGTAACCACTGGCATACCCATCGTCAATCGACAATACCAATGATGATTTCTTTGGAGCAGCAATTCCGAATATGCCAATCCATACTGATGTCGCTGTAGGTACACTGGTTACAGTAAAGTTAACCCGTGGTCGTTTTAGCCCCGTGAAGGTCGGAGATAATGTTGCTGTTGCTGTACCAAGCCTAGCAATTACCCATTCATTTGCCACCCAATTTGCTTGTGGAGCATTGGCCGGTCCGTTTTGACCAGTGAAGGTATAGTAGTTGGTGAACGCTGCATCACCCAACAGCACACCTGCAACTGCGCTAACTGCTGTCATATTTGACGACATGAAAGCTAACGCTAGTTGTTTACCATCCCAGCTATATGGTGGTAATACGTTCGCAGTTGTCGTCCCAACTCGATAGGTTCCACTTGAGTTAGCTGGAATATCAAGACGTAGCGTTGGCTTTCCATCAAACAAAACAGCCGTATCCACAGATAATGTCAATCCAGTACCAGCTTGGTCATTCCACAAAGCTAGGGTAGATGGCGACAAAAGTTCTACAAATTGCTTGTACTGCTGCTGGCCTGACGTTAGTGAAATACTACCACCACCAGGCGCACTTAAACTAATCCCCCCGGTGAGGGAATTGGTTGTGTAGCGAACTGTGCCTGCCACGCCAGCCTCATCAACAGATTCAACGGGAGTAGGGGCAACATATGTCGTCCCCCCCGTCAAATTGCTGTCTGCAAACTTGGCTGTAATAAGTCCAGACTCTGTTCCGGCGTCTGCTGTTAGAAGATTATTTGGGGAATAGAGGACACCCGCGTAGGTGTATGCGACAAGCAGGCGAACAGTCATGGCTTACCCCTTTGCGTTTGCGATTGCGGCGGGAGCCACGTCAATGAGTCTGTTTTCCAGGGCATAGGCAGCTTCCGCCGCCGTCAGGGTGACCACCTGGCCGCATTTGCCATAGATGCAGTCCACCAGGACAAGTGCTTCAACGGCTTCCATAGGTTTTTTTGTTGCCATACTGATCTCCAAATAGCTGTAAAAAGGGCACTCCAAAGAATGCCCTTGAACAACCGATTAGGTTGCAGAGTGCTGGTACACCTTGACGGCGTTGGTATCCAGCAAGTTACCGCCGGTGCGGGCCCATGCCAGGAAGCCGACTTGACCCAGCTTGGCGTACGCCGAGTCATCAAAGCGGAACATGGTGATGTCCATCGCATCACGGATCATGTAGCTCGACAGGTTGCCAAAAATCAGCGACTTGGCATTGGCAGCAGGCACAGCCAGGTCGTTGTTGATGTAAACCGGGTAGCCCATGAGGGTGCTGGAAATACCCTGACTGATGCCCTTGTCGTTGTCATCCACCCACAGCGGCCGGCCAGCGGTGTCTTTGATCTTGCGCAGCACTTTGCGCATGGTCTGGCTGACCATGAATGCGGGTTGTTGGCCGCCTTCCAGGTAAGCCACATCCAGGCTGTCGATCAGGTCGACCAGGTCGTCATAAATGATGCTGAGCGTTTGGCCAGTAGTGCCGATCTTGCCCACAGCAGCTGCAGTGATGATGCCGTTGGGGTCTGTGGTACCGCCGCCGGTGGTGTAGCCGGTGTTGGAGATACGGCCAATGCGCTGTGCCAGGCGTTTGAAGACCATGGCTTGCACGTCAATCTGGCTGTCTTGCAACAGTTCGATTGGCACTGCAACAATCTTGCTGGATGCCTTGAACACGTTCAAAGCAACAGTGCCAAACGTGGGGTCGGCAGCTGTGGCAGTGGTGTTTTGTGCGATCCACTCACCGGTTTCTGATGTGCCATCAGAGGTGGGGTAAGACAAAGGGTTGCCTTGGTCGGTGGTGATCTGGCTGGCCACGGCACGCATGAAGCCATAGGCTTTCATCAGGTCAATCAGCTGGCTGGCAACCGTGCTTTGCACAGAGTAGCCGCCTTGTGAACCGGTGGTGGTGGACATGGTGTTGCGAATGGCCAGGGCTTCGTCAACCGTCATGTCTTTGAACGACTTGCGCAGGAAGACGTTCATGGCCTTTTCTGCATCGCTCAACGGCTTGCCGTTTTTGGCATTGGCTTTGATGTTGTGGTCATCCACGTCGGTGAAGTTTTCTTCACGGTCTTTTTCGATCATGGCTTCGTGGGCTTCAATCTGACGCGTGAGGCGCTCGGCTTCGTTGGCATGGTTGTCAAAGGTTTTTTGATCTTCGTCAGACCAAGTTTGTGAACCTTTTTCGGCCAAGAGATTCTTGGCGGCTTTGGTGGAAGCTGCGAGGCGCTCCCGGAGGGCTTGAATGCTCATAATTTACCTTTCAAAGTAATGGAGCGAACATAAAAAAGGCCGCTTGGTGGCGGCCATGGAATCAAACGCGGGAGCGTCAGATGGGGGTGATCAGTCGCAAGCGGTTGCGGTTGATCTGGATTTGTTGTGCTGCCAGTGCGGTCAGGTCAGGTTCTAGCGTGTTGTCTGCAGGTGGCTCAGCTGCTTTGGGTGCATTGGGGTAGGCGCTGAGGTTCCACTGCGCTTTGCTGGAATCTGTTTGCTTGGTGTTGGTGTCGATGGCGTCAATGAACTTGGCATCAAGCGCCTCTTGTGCGGTGAACCAGGTGGTGGCATCCATCCAGGCCACAACCTGGTCGGTGGTGGCGCCGGTCTTGCGGGCGTAGTCTGCAATGATGGTGCCGTCGATCTTTTCCAACAGGTTGGCGGTGTCGCGCAGCTC